AGCGGTTGACAATCCGGAATACTTTACTTGTATTAATTGGAAGCCTTTAGGGGATAGGCAACGATACGAATACCCTAGCAAACAAGAAGCTATTACAAAAGGTAAAAACATTGTTAAGCAAGACGATAAAGCCAAAATAATGATTTATGCCGTTAATGGTTCTAATATGGCCTTAGTTGATAGTTTTAAGGGTTCGGCATGGAAGTAATCTATGCCAAATGCTAGGGACAAACTTTGGGATAAATTAAAAGAAGTTTGCAATAAAAATTATTATATTCAAGGCGTTCAATATTGGAAATATATTTTGAAAGCTAAAGATTACGTTCCATTAAAAGATTTGAAAGAATGGATTCGCAAAGAAGAAGTAAAACAAATTAAGAAGCAACAAGAAGAGGACAAGGCCTACGAAGAAAGGGTGAAACATGGCGGATAATTTTAAACAAGAAGAACCAACTATTCAAGTAGATTTATTTGGTAATGAAGTAACAAAAAAATTTGAATTAAGGGACAAATACATAGAACCGCCTTTTTCCGTATTTGATACCAAACAAGGTTCTTGGCAAAGAAGACGTAATAAATGGAAAGCATTAGGTATAGAAAGCGAATTAGGGCGGAAAGTTGACGGTGCTCACTTTGCCGGTAGGCATAGACAAGCCGAACGAAGCGGAAAGAAACCGGCCGAATCTACGCAAAGAATATTAGACGTTGGCGAACATAGTATATTTGACCCTGTTGTTTGTGAATTAGCCTATACTTGGTTTTGTCCCAAAGAAAATTCTAGGATATTAGACCCATTCGCAGGGGGTTCGGTTAGGGGTATTGTTGCGGCTACTTTAGGCCATGATTATACCGGTATTGAATTACGGCCGGAACAAGTTGAAAGTAATAAATTACAAGCGGACAAAATTTTTGAAGAAAAAGATAAAAAGCCTAAATGGATTACAGGCGATAGTAATAAAATTTTAGATAATTTAAAAGACGGCGTAACAAGTAACCAAATAGAAAGCTACGATTTTATATTTAGTTGTCCGCCTTATGGTAATCTTGAAATTTATAGCGATATGCAAGACGATATTTCCAACATGGAATACCCACAATTTTTAAAAATTTACGAATCAATAATTGCGAAGTCATGCAATTTATTAAAACAAGGAGAACTAGCTTGTTTTGTTGTGGGCGAATTTAGGGACAAGAAAGGCCATTTCTACGGCTTTGTGCCGGACACCATTAGGGCTTTTACTAAATGTGGAATGAAGTTCTACAATGAAATCATTTTATTAAATGCTATTGGTTCGGCTAGTGTAAGGGCTTCAACGTCTATGAAAAATAGAAAGGTTGTTAAGATACATCAAAACGTATTAGTTTTTCAAAAGATATGACAATTAAAAAAGATTTATATGTTTATAGGGTTTTGCATGGTTCAAAAAGAATTAAAAAAATTAAACTTAAAAAGTTACTTAGTCATTTAAATATGGAAGTATTTACAAAAAAGTTTTTTGCAACCGAAAAAGAAGCTAAAGATTATATAAAAAAATGATTAATAAATTTTATATAGAAGATTGTTACGAACGCTTAACAAATAAAGATTTTAAATATAATTATATTATTACTTCGCCGCCTGACTTTAGCGAAATCGGTTTAGTTTTAAATGATAGTTATTATACATGGATAAAACCTTTTATTGAAAATTTTAATCCAATTAGCGGCTTTGTAACTATTTGCATAACCGATAGGAAAGCAAACGGCGGTATCATTCCAAAACATAAAGCGGTTATTGACGCTTTTACTAGCCTTGATTGGAATGTTTATAGTTACAAGTTATGGATAAAAACAACAAAGATTGATTTATATAAATTACCTTATCAACATTTAATTACTTTTTCACAAGGTAAAAGAAAGCAACCACAAAATAAAAAAATATTACAAGATTTATTTATGGTAAAAGGTAGCGGCTATAAAAATTCTATGCCGGTAGAAATTTGCGAAACATTTATAAAAAGTTTTACCGAAGAAAAAGATTTAGTTTATGATCCGTTTTTGGGTAGCGGAACAACGGCGATAGCTTGTAGTAATAATAATCGTAATTGGGTTGGTTCGGAAATACAAGAAGAAGTATCGCATGTAATAAAAGAAAGGTTAAAGAATGAAACTACAACAAAAAATAAATATTGAAGAAATAGCTAAATTAACATTAAGAAATATATTATCTTCAAAAGGTATTATTTATAAACATTATGAAAACAAAATTAAAAAAAAATCCTTTTGCAAAGATTTTGACAAAAGCATATTACAAATTACGAATAATCAAACCCAAAAAGGGTAAAGGTAGCTATGTTAGAAACAATTATAATACTAGAAGTAATAGCGATTAGTTTATACTTTCTTCAAAATTAATAGTTGCGTTAAAGCTAAAAGATATTCTTTCATCATTTTTATCGCTTGAATTAAATGGATAAACAACATGCGTAAGGTTGTTAGGGAATAAAATCCAAGTACGCTCCATTTCGTTTGGCATAATTCTATAATTAACGTCTGTGAACATACCCTCCGAACCCTCTAAAAATTCGGTATTTCCGGAAAAATCATTATGTTGTTTGGCATTGTCCGTAGGAATCATTGATTTTGGTATTTGTAAATATCCAACACAAGATAAATGATAATTTTTTGATTTTGAATATTCCGTATGTCTATGTGCTGGGTTGTAATCGTTTGGTTTTGACACAACATACCAAGCTGAATTAATTAAAATGCTTTTAATCTTGTCTTCTTTGTAATGGGCATTAGTATAAGAAGCAATAATAGGGTCAAAAAATTGTCTTTTCCATTTCAACATTACTTCCGGCGTTATAAGATATTCTTCGGCAACATGGCCAACAAGTCTTTTACCCCAATCATGGTCTTTTTGCTTTTGTTTGTCTTGTCTTATCTTTTGCAAATCTTCTTTGAAATCTTTAATTAAGTCTAAGGGTAATGTTGCTTTTGCTAAAGTAGAACCGAATGGCTTGAAAATTTTAAAATTTATTTTGTCCGTCATAAATCGTTAATGTTATATAAATCTTTTATAGGAATACTCCAGCATTTAGGCCTATCAAGGCCAAAGTCCGTAAGGTATTTATCTTCTATTTTACTATGATAAGGAAACCAACCTTGTAATGTATATGTATGATTACCCTCATAAGTAATCAAAACATACTTTGCTTTTTTTTCAACCGGCCTAATGATTAATGTATTATTATATTTTTTTTGTTGGGTTCTTATTTCTATATCTTCCCCAACGTCCGCTTTATCATACCGGTTATAAGTATCGCTATAACTTCCGTTAAAAAAAACATTCTTAGCTTTACAATAAGCAACTTCGCCCATAGCCCCTAAAATTCCTAAAGATAATGTTTTTTCTTCCGAACCTTTAAAACCATGTCCAAAGGTTTTTTTCATTTTTATATTTTCAACGTATCTTTTATTGGCAACTTGCGAAGCCATCTCTATTTCGTAAGGTTCTAGTTTTACAATCAAACTTCGTTACCCCAACAATCCCAACCTTGAACCTTTTGCCTAGCAAACAATTCAATTCTAGGTAAATCGCCGCAAAGATTTACAATGTTAGTTCTAATAATATCCGGTTTTCTTGAATGTTCCCTACGACTATCAATAACTAATTGTTTTACATTTTTATAAAATCTTTTTGGTTTTCCTTTTGTAGCTAACAAACAAATTTCAGGGTTAGCCCTAGTCCAATAACCTAATCCCATAAAGAAATTATCATTTGTTTTATTTTTTTTAGCCCAAGTAAAAGCGATTGTTTTATATTTAAATCCCCATTGTTTAAGTAGTTTAAAAGATTTTTCCAAAAAAGGATCAGTAACCCACATAAACAAACAACAATCCACATCAGCAATATCATTGATATTAAGAGCCAATAAATCATTGAACTCCATACAAGGGTAATGATTGGTTGCGTTTCTATCTTCGCCTTTTTTAGAATAGCTTTTAAAGTACCAAGGTGGGTCGGCATAAATTATTTTATACTTCTTCGAATCTTTTAATATCGGTTTTTCTTTTAAAATCATTATCTTGCTCCTTTGTTTTGTCTTCTTGTTTGTGGTAGTCTTCTAATTTAACGCCGGTATTTGAAAAACTATCCCACCAACATTCAGCGCAATAGTCTTTACCATTTTCAACTACGTCTGCATGGTTCTTACATTTTACGCAAATTCTCATATCACCGTATATATTCATTAATTAGTTTCTTTAGCTTGTTATTCCTTTTTAATATTGGAATAAATTCTTCTGCTAATAACGCTGTTTTTTCTTCGCCAATCTTATTAATGTTAATTTTATTTACCCAACAAATGATATGCCAAAGTTCATGGAATAAAGTTTTAGCCAACATTTGTTTTGATAATTTAGGATTGATTCGAAGTTCAAGTGTACTAGGGTAAAATATTGCATGACAGTCTCCGCAATTTTCCCAACTAACTTTGATTCGTTTTTTTTTATAATTAATGAATCGCAAGTCCATAACCTAGATTTATAAAAATTAATGTATAAATCAATTAAATAATGTATTGTTTTTTTACAATATTTGTATTAGTGTCCGAATCAATGCTTATAAAAATAGGTAAAATGTGGCTGCATAAGAAAGATGGGGGTTGCTTTTCGGCAGATCATCTTTCTCCCTCTCAGTTAACTAAACCGATAGACCAATGGTTTAACGACTATTGCGTTCTTGACGAAAAAGATAGGAAAAAGCGACCCCCTAATATGCGAATGATTTTTGGTGGTATTGTAGGTAGGGCTATGCAAGACATGATAGTTCATAAGTTATCTATAAGCGAAGTTATGAAAGGAAAAAAAGATGCTAAAAGAGATAGCTAAGTTACAAACCGAAAATAGAAACTACCAAAAGCAACAAAAGAAACAAGATAGTTTATTAAGACAAAGGGACGAAGAAATTACCGAACTAAGAAAGAAATTAGATAAATACGAAAAAAAAGAAAAAGAAGTTGCAAAAAATCAAAGTTACATACATGCAAAAGCATTAAAAGAAATAGATCAAAAAAATCAAAATGAAAGGAAACATGACACAAAAGACGGAAGAAAAAAGTAAAGGCTCATTTAAAGACAGAAGAAAGGAATGTATAGATAAATTAGCCACAAGTGTAAAAGGAATGGATTTTAAAGGTAAAGAATATTTAACCGTTGCAAAAAGACATAATCATTTATTAAAATTTTTTCCGGAATCTAAAATTGACGAACAATTAATTTACCAAGACGATAATAAAGTTATTACTAAAACAACTTTGTATATTGGCGATACTCCTTTTAGTACCGGACATGCAGAAGAAAAAAGGAACGCCACTTTTATAAACAAAACTTCGGCTTTAGAAAATGCTTTTACTTCAAGTTTAGGTAGATGCTTGGCAAGTTTTGGTCTGCATGGTACGGAATTTGCTTCGGCGGAAGAATTAGCTAATGCGTTGTTAAATCAAAAACAAGGTAGTAGCGATAATTTAGAAAAACAAATAGACGAACAAAAAACACAAACCAAACTAAATTCTTTATATTCTAAATTTAAAACAAGACAGGAAGAAATAGAAGTATTGTTTAAAAAGAAAGAAGAATCAATCAAACAAAATGGAGGACAAAATGTCAAATCAGGTTGGTAAGCAAAAAGACTGGGTGTTATTTCCTTATGACGCTAATAACCCTAAAGCGGTAAAAATAGATTTTTCCGGTAATACAAAATTAGCGAATGGCGAAAAAGGAACTATACTAGGTTCAAAAGGTACTTCGCAAAAGGGAACTAAATTTATAAGAATATTTGCACAAGTAGGTGTATTATTTAAAGGCGATGATAATAAATTTACCGGAAATTTACATGCACCGGAAGTTGCCCCTAATCAAAAAAGTTTAATTGGTTGGTTAAATGATAAATCGGAAAAACCTAATATATCCGGTTATCAAAATGACCCACAAGATAAACCACAACAACAACAACAACCAAAACAAAACGATAATGATTTTGACTTTTAGTGAAAATATTCTTTTTGTATTTATTGGTAATTGTTGGCGATAGTTATGCTGCAATTAAAATACCTATTGGATTTACATTAAGGCCTATAACTTGTGAAGAAGCATTTTATAGTAATGTTAAATTTGTAGATAATAAAAACCATAAACTTTATGAACCTTTAACCTATGTTACTTACAAAAAATATCATGTGTTCGGTCATTATTGTAAAGATATTAATGGTAATTATTATTGGGGATATGAAGAACAACTTAATTATGATTTAGGACATGAGTAATATTAAAAATATAAATCAAATATCAAAAGAACTTGAAAAACTTTTGAAAGAAAAACAAGAACAATACGGAAGTTTTAGTTCTACAAGCTATGTTTTTAAAGGCATGTTAGAAAATATTCTTTCGGCTTTTAATGGTTATCAAGTTCGTTGTCCCAACAATATCTTCGGAGTTTGCATGACTATTGTTAAATTATGGCGTTCAATAACTAATAAAAAATATAAAAAAGATACCTATGATGACATCAATGGGTATAACGAATTAAATAGAAATCTTAAAATGGAAGAAAAAGATGGCTAATGATATAATAAAAGTTCCAATGACTCCTTTAATGATGAAACTATTGAATTTTATTAAAAAATATGTCAAAAAGAACAAGTATTATCCAACTTATCAAGAAATGGCTGATGCATTAGAATTTAAAAGTAAAAATTCGGTAACGGTATTAATTAATAAGTTAGAACAAAGAAAAGAAATAAAGCGTTTAAAAGGATATAGACGAAACATAGAATTAAATGGCTAAAGTAGAAAAAAACAGTTTACAAGAATTAGTTGTTAATTTTAAAGAATTTTTTGTTGGCAAAACCGTAGAAGAAGCTACGGAAAAAGCATATCAACAAAAAACACCTAAAGATGACGCTATAATAAATATTACTGACAAGCGTTTTCTTGGGGCAAATATAAAAATAGTCAGTAAGGATAATGATGACGATAAATCCCAAACAAATCAGGGATCTGAAAGCAAAGAAAGACAGATGGGTGCTTCTAATGAATAAGCATAAAAGAATGATTCGTAAGTACCAAGAAAAATTACCTGTCTTACATGAAAAGATTGCTGATATGGAACAAAAACAAGATAGTATTTTTACTTAAAATACTATACAAATTGAAAGTTGAATTTAGGGTGTAGGGAATTTATCTCTTAAAAGAAAGGAAACATGAACAATCATAGAAAACATACCGTAGAAGACGATATAGAACTTTATAAACACATTGGAAAAAAAATATTAGAAGCTAGAACTAATGTTAGCCGAAATATTTACCCAATGAATCCTACTAGAAAAATACCATGTAAATTTGTAACCCAAACGGAACTAGGTAAAGCAATAGGAATTACATTTCAGCAAATTCAAAAATACGAAAAAGCACAAAATAAAATACCTTTAGATAAATTAGTTTCCGTAGCTAGATATTTAAAAAAACCATTGTCTTTTTTTATACCACAATTAGACGAACCATTAATACTAAAGCCGGAATGGGAAGTTAAAAATGTCCAACAGTAATTTTGTACCGGTTAATGATAAACTAAAAGCCTTAATACCTGATCCGGTAGAAATAGACGCTTATAATCATTTTTGCGAAATTGTTGAAAGAATGATTATTAACGGACATGAAGCACACAAAACTATACCTAAATTTGAAGAATGTAAGCCGGAAATAGAAACCTTTAAAGTATTTGATGGTATTGAAATTCCGGTTCATGGTTACGCTGATTTAAAAGGTAAAATGATTATAGAGGATAAATGTAAGTTTCCTAAAAGAGGTAGGGTAAAGAAAGACGGTACTAGATCATGGCTTACTTCTAAACTTCCTGATGCACCAACAAGCGACCATTTATTGCAAACGGATTTTTACCATTACGCTACCGGATTACCAATTTATATTTGTTATATAAATGAAGAAAGTTTTAAAGTTTTTCATGCCGATAATTACGAATTTTTAAAGCCGGAAAGTATTATGTCTAGGCTACCAAACTTTATTCAAAGGTGTAAGGTAAGGCAAAATTTATTGTCTATAAGTAATGAAGCTAAAGTAATCAAAGATTACATTCAACCGGATTTTGAAAATTTTAAATGGAAGAATGAACTAGACCCTGATTACTTAATTAATGCTATGAATTTTTGGAAATCTTAATTACCAATCAAAATTATTTTTTTCTTTCTTTTTATCATCTTCTTTCATGCAGTTATAATGTGCATGTCCGCTTTTATAAAAAGATACAAAAGAATCAGTATTAACAATATTTTTTTTACAATATCTGCATTTTCCTACATCAACTATTTGTTGTATCTTCTTTTTTTTACCCACCTACTATCCCAGCTTTACAACGAAAGCTACGCCTAACTTGTTTATGTTCTTGCATAATTCGGTTTCTTGCCTTTTCTTGCTTTACGTTCGGCAGATTGTTTTCTTGATACTGCGGATCTTCTTTGAGAAGGAGACATTGATCTTGCTTTAGCTAGGGGAACGCATTTAGGATAGTTTCGTCTTTTTTCCCCTTTACTTCTTCCGCAAGGTGGAAAGCTACCGTCTGATCTTTTGTTAGCTATATCCACCCATTTTTCGGAAACCCAGCTTCTTAGTCCCTTTTTAGCCATTACCTTTTTTTCTTCTTTTTCTTCTTACCGCCAGGTGTAATTTTGCCGGAACAAACGCCACTAGCGTACATATTAGCATACGCTGATGGGTACACCTTAAATTTACGTTTTGCGGCAGCTTTGCCTCTAGCACATAGTTTGGCCATTACTTTTTCTTTTTATTTTTTTTCTTTTTCATCTTCGCTGCAATAATTTTTTTCTTTAATGCTGGCGGAAGTGTTTTTTGTTTAGATGTCAACATTATTTTTTCTTTTTCTTTTTATCTTTTTTTTTATTTTTTTTAGTTGGTCTACCTCTTTTTGAACCGTAAGTTCCTTTTCCCATTGGCATAGTTTTCTCCTATTGTTGTTTGTTATTTACCATTTTTTGCAAGACCAATATCTTGCAGAAAATTTATCATTTGCTGTATCGCATCTATGTCTGGCTCTAAAACTTCGTCTTCTAGCCGGATTGTTCTTTTTAATTGTCATATTTGCATCACCAAATCTTATAATTTTTTCTTTACCATTCTTACATGCTTTTACTACAAATTTTTTGCCGCCAGATATTTGCCTTTTGGGGCTATTGCATTTCATTTTAGACTTGTCTATTGCCATTCTTTATAGCCTTGTTCGTCTTTAATTAATGCCATTTGCCTATTATCATTTTCAAATGTAGTATTTTTTAAACTTACATGAATCCAACCTGAGTTAATATCGGTATCATTATAGTATTCTAAAATTAGCTGATCAAAAGTAAATTCATTTTTTATTTTTGTAGCAACTTTTTTATTGTCAACACCTGGTATCTCAAAATCGACCGCTTCGCCTTTACAATGCTGACTTGTTGGCTTTGAGCCTATCATGGTTGCTAATTCTTCGCTTCTATATCCGCTAGTAACTTTTATAGGTAAATTATAATGTTCCCTTAAAGGTTGAAGTATTTTTTCGCATAGGTTTTGTAGGTTTTCTATTTGTTTTTCGTCAGGGGTATTATCTAAATTGTTTCTTAAAGCAGTTTGGCTTTGTGTCATTTCTTTTAAAGAAAAATTATTTGTCAAGTTCATGTTCTTTTACTCCTTTAAAATATTTATAATCGTATGGTACTACTTTTGCATCATGTTTTTTTCTAAATGATGTTTGTTTGTTTTTAAATTCTAATGCTTTCTTATTAGATTCAAAAATTTGGTTTGTAAATATACTATAAATATCGTCTTTTTTCCATATCACACACCACATTAACTAATTATTTTTGGTTTTTTTGGCGGTACTACTACTTCTTCCGTACATAAAAACTTAATAAATATTTTATTTTTATTAACGTCTTCGTAGCCTATTTCTTCTAATTTTGCGATTGATTCATAATTACCTGCTATCATGCAAGAATAACCGTCAACAAATAAATCTGGGTATCTATATGGCGGCAAACAACTATTTGATACGGCAGAACACATAATTAAATTTAAAACAAAATTCATAGTTAATCTTTTATTTTTTTTATTTCTTCTTCTAATTCTTTTATTCTTTTATTTGCTTCTGCCAAATCTTGTTGTGAATGTTCTAGTTTTTGTAAACATCTTTTATTAGCAGAATCTTTTGACTTACCGGCATCTTGTAACTCTGCCACTTCGCCTTTTAGAATACGAACTTGTTCTTTATATTCGTTAATCAGTTCAAGATTGTCTGACATTATTTTTTATTAGACATTCCGCCTTTAAAAATCTGTGTGCCTTTTATTCCATAAATTGATGCTACGACCAAAATCCACAAATTAGTGAACCATGATGGTAGTTGCTGAAATTGTTCAAAAAATTCTTTTATCTTAGCAGAAGCACCTGGGTCATCTGAAAAAACACCATAAGCAATTACTAAAATTGGCAAAGTGAGTACGATTAAAACAAACTCATCTTTCCAGTCCGATTGCCTTGCTTCAAGTAATTTACCTGAGTATTCTAACTCACCTTTTGCCATTTTTTCGGCATGAAGCATTTGTGCGTCTGCCATACGCATTTGTGTTTCTTTTTTCTTTTTATAAATATGTGAACCGGCATTTACAGCTAATTTGATTGCACTTAACCACATAACTATCTCCTTTTTTTAAGATGTTTCAAAGTAAATTTTATTCTTTGACGCCAAACAAAACCATATAACTTTCTCAATAAACATTCTAGTTTTATAAGTAAATATTCCATAGTATCGCCTCATAAAATCCTTAATGTTTGCAGTTTTCACAAACACAAAGATCGCCATCGTACCAATGTGCATGTAAAGTATCTTCACAATGACATTCGCATTTACAATCTTTGCATTTTTTTTTTCTTTTTTTTGGTTTAGGAAAAAATACTTTATCTAAATGTTCCGAAAATTTATCTAATAAACCAAAAAAACTATATAAAAATTTATCTATCATTCTAATATTAATTTTTTAATTGATTTTTGCCCCATGTATATTTCTGTTTCGGCAAGGGATTTGATGCATTGGTACTCTATTGATTTAGAAGCACCTCTGGAAGCCACCCTTTTGCCTTTGAGACATTGGGACATTGAATCTTGAATACGGTGCTCTTTTATTTCACCGTTTATGATTAATAGTAAAGCAATAACAACTTCCTGCATTTAATAATTCTTTCCGTTTTCTCTAACTTTATCTTTTAGTTTCTCAATATCTTGTAATGCTTTGTCTAATTGTGTTTCAACATGGTTAAGCATAACTTGATTGTGAATATTTTTATCTAACAATTCTTGATGTTTTTCTATTGTTTCGTATAAATCCTCTAATAATAAAAATTGCTCTTTATCAACCGTTGTTTGTTCACTAGCTTTTAATAAATCAGCATTCATTAATTCCCTAGATGTCTCCAAAGAAGTCAATCTTGCCGTAATTTCAGTATATGCAAAGATGCCCATACTGACTGCGATGATGATTCCTACCATGTTCTTGATAGGCATGGCCACCGCTGTATTCTCATTAATCTTCATAGTCTAACATTAATAATTTTATATTTAATTTTTTTTGTATATCCGTAGGGGTTCTATATATTTTTTTAGATTTTTTTTCCCAATTCGGATTATTTATATCTCTATAACTATTTGTTTTAATATCTAAAAGCGTTACTTTACCATTTCTATCTGTAACCACAATATCAAAGGGACATTGTGGGTCTATTGATTTTGCAACCCAATAGCCTTTTTTTGATAATGCGTTAATTATTTTATATTCGTTGGTAAAACCTTTTACAGATTTTGAAGTTTTTAAGGCGATATTAGGGTAATTACTAAGTTCACAAGTCCACTTACGCTTATTGTTAGAATCAGCCATATTAATTTATAAATGTTATTAATTTTGTAATCAATATGTAGTAGGTGGTTATTCTTTATAGTGTCTATCTTGTTATGTATTAATTTTAATTCCCCTTGAAGTTTGATAATTTCTTTTTCGTTTTTTTGTGATTGAGTTGACATGACTATTCGCCTTTTTTACCTTGAAGCATTTGTAAATATTCATAAATAAATTGTCTTGTTTCGCTATCTGCATTTGCCATAATAACGCCAAGTTTTCCTAAATGTTGAATTACAGCGTCAGCTCCTTTGTTACCGGCTATTTTTATTCCTTGTGCTAACCAACCTATAAATTTAGGATTTGTCATTAATCCTGCCGTTACCCTAGCACTACCAATTACTAAAGGTACGGATAATATAAAAGCCGGATTACCTGTAATTGCAGTTGCACCACCACCAAAAATTAAACCTTGTCCGACTAATCTGTCTGCCGTTCCACTAGGATTAGCAAAAGTTTTACCACTAGCTCTTATATTATCTGCAATATTTAATACTTGTTGTAAATCTTTTTGAAATTGTTTTCCAAAAGGTGCATTTCTAAATAAAGAATCTTTAGCTTTTTCTGATAATTTACTAAAATTAGTTAAAAAAGTTTCCGAAGAAAATCTTCCGGCAGTCATTACAGTATCTCCGGCAAATGTTTGAGCAGGTTGCATACGACCTAATCTTTCAAGAATGTTTGATACTAAAATTTTATAATTATCGTTTGCCGTTGCTTTATTTACTTTTGCTAAAGAATTTCTTACGGCATTTAATCTTGTAGCACCTTCTTTACCGGAACTTAATAATGACATAACAAGTTTATCAGGGTCGGCCGCATTTACGATTGGTTGTAAATAATCTTCTACTCTTTGTAATCCTTTATTGTAAAATTTATTTGCATTATTCAAATCTTTTACCGCTTTAGTACCGCCGTATTTTTTAGCAGCTATTTTTAAATCTTCACTTAACGCTTTGTAAATTAATTTTAATTGGCCTTTATCAACGTCAGGTATTAAATCAAAAGAAGCCATTTTTTTACCTATCTTTTGTTTAATAGCTTTTAC